TACTTTATTCCATCAAGATGGTCAAGTTCATGTAGAAAACATCTTGCAGATATACCCTCAAGTCTTGTTTGATGTATCTTACCGTTTTCATCGGTAAATTCAACTTCAATCCATGACGGTCGTTCAACATTCAAAAACAACCCAGGGAACGACAAGCAACCTTCTTTATCTTTTCCTTGTGGACCAAAAGCAAGAACTTTTGGGTTCAAACAAACTAATTGAAACTCATCGGTACCCACCACAAACATACGCTCTGCAACACCACACTGATTCGCAGAAAGACCTAAACCGGAATATAGTTTCATGGTCATCTTTAATCGTTTAGCCAAGGTGACTAATGCTGGCGCAGGAAAATTACCTGTATATTCAGGTATCTTCTTTCGTAGTAATGGATGATCTTCACCAAAAACTGGTAGAGGATTAATTTTTTCTTGCTGAGTTAGACCAGCAGATGTATCAATAGTTAGAATTTCACTCATTTCACTATCCTTGAAAAGTTTTTTACTTTCTCAAATTTAATTGTATTGGCAAACTTATCTTGCAGTATATCACCTTTGTGGCTAATAACAAATAGATTTACATCATCAAGTGAGTGTAAAATCTTCATCAACTCTTCTGTACCTGTTGTGTCTAATGAAGAATCAAACACTTCATCAAGTATCAATAGGTTGGTATTGGTAGAGTTTTTGAGTTTTGCTATTGCTCTCCATGTCAACATCAATGCCATATCAATTCGTTGTTTCTCACCTTCTGAAAAATTGTGGTAAGAAAAATCATCACGATGTCTGGACTTGATTGTTTCTTTGAACGACTCATCAAGATTGAAGTTCACAAAGAAATCCATACTAGTCAAATACTTATTGATGAGTTTGTTGATCACGGGCAAATATTGTTTAATGATATTAGTTTTGATACCGCTATCTTTTAATAACGTAGAGGCAACATCAAAATATGCTTTCTCATCCAATAACTGTTTCAGCAACTCTTGTGCTTGTTTAATTTCATTTTTAATTACACTTAGTTCATCATCATCAGAATCTTGTTGATTCACTCCCTGTAATTCTTTAATTTGTTTCTCAAGTTTCTCAATTGATTCATTCAAACCTTTGATACTTGTTTGTGTAGTGGCAAATAGAATACGAACGTTAGCCAGTTTTTTTTCTTCTAAACGAATTGAATTTAATATTGTTTCATGTTCGGAAATTTTTAATTGTAATTCTTTTAAACCCCCATCAAGTTCTTGTTCCTTTGATAGAATATCCCCAAGTTGTCCTTCTTTAAACTCCAAGGTAATGGCTTGCCTGCACGTTGGACAATCAGCATTGTGTTCATAGAAATGTTTATCTGATACAATTTTGGATATTTTGCTTTCAATTTGCGATTCAACTTTTCTAAACGCCGCAATCTTCCTCTCATTTTCAGGTGCTTTTGCCACGATGGCATCCAACGTGGTGATTTGTTTGACCAACAAGTCAATTTCATTTGATAGGGTGCCAATGGTTTCTCTACTACTTTGAATCTCACTCTCATATTCTTTTATCTTTGCTTCATTGTTTTGATTGAGTTTATCTTGGTGTTCTTTCTTCAACTCATATCGCTGATTGAGTACGATAATTTCATTTTTTTGTGCAACGGTTACATCTTTGTTGATTGAAAGTCTTTCTTTTACAAGACTATTCATAGTGGAGAAGATTTGAATGTCCAACAAATCTTCAATGATTGCTCGGCGATCAGCAGCAGACAACTGCATGAACGGTGTAAAGGATGCTGAACCAAGAATAACGATCTGTGTGAAAGACTTGTAGTTTAGCTTGAGAATAAACTTCTCTAAGTAGTCTTGATAATCTCTTACAGCCGCATCTTGGTTCAGCAAAACTGAATCTTGATATATTTCAAAGACGTTCGGTTTAATACCACGAACAATCTTATATTGTTTGTTGCCGATGTCAAACTCAATCTCAACAACACAATCTCTATTATTTATGGAATTAATAAGATTAGGTTTGTTGATACCACGAAAAGGTTTACCAAACAGAGCAAAGCACAATGCATCAAGCATCGTGGATTTACCAGAGCCGTTCGCACCAATCACTAATGTATTGGCATTACTATTTAATTTTAATTCGGTAAAATAGTTGCCTGTGCTAAGTAAATTTTTCCAACGTAAGTTTTTAAATAATATCATTCAAGTTCGGTGTTTAATGCTTCAACATAAAGTTCACGCATAAGATTCTTTAGTTTATCATTTTCTACGTTCAATGTCAGGTTATCAATATACTTGGATAAAATTGTTACGGTATCTTCTGCTTGATCAACTAACTCATCATCGGTAATAATTGATGTATCGGTGAAATCTTCTACGACTGATATATCCGCTGCACCTGCTTTGTAAAGACTATCAAGCACAAAATCAAATAAAAATGGATTAAGTTTGTTGACAACAACCACCTTGACATAACAGCCTTCATAGATTGAATAATCAAAAGAACGATAGCCTTCTGAAAAATGTTCTAGTTCATCATTGTAGTTCAACTTGTAAAACATTCTGTGTGGATTTTTGATGAACTCTTGTTCGCGGGTATGTGTATCAAAGATAACAAAGCCACGTGGATCATTATAATCTGCCCATGTCATTTCTGTAGGTGTGCCGACATAATAGATATGACCGTCATTTGAACGATGATGAAAGTGACCAGAAAGCACAACATCATACTTGTCAAACATTGACTTATCAATACCATCATGGCAAATTGTGCCACGATCCATTTCAAAACCTTTTATTTCAAAATGACCAAAAACAATCTGTGATTTGGAATCTTTTATTCTTTGGTATATTTCTTCTTGGTTATCATCGCATATCCAAGGCACCATATCAATATCAATGTCGCCAAACTGCAATGTAGTAAAAGCATCCAATACAGTAACGTTATCATAACCTTCTAAAAGTAACTGTGAGGAGTTAACCTGAAGGGTGTTTCTGAACGATACATCATGGTTACCAAGGAACGTGATGAAATTGATGTTGTTCTCTGCAAGTTTATCAAAGAAATATTTACGACATAAATGTAGTGAATTGAAGTTAATAAACTTACGGCGGTCGAAAAGATCACCAAGTTGTACAACGGTTGTAACATTGTGATCCTTTAGATATGGAAAGAAGACGTTCTCGTAGAACTTCTTCAAGTATTTATGAAAATCTAAAGAGTCACCTCTCATACCGAAGTGAGTATCACCAAGCACACAAATTTTCATGGTATATTAATTAGGATAAGGCGTTACTTCAAAGTCTGTCAACTTGTATAAAGAATCTTTTTTAGAGTCAAATATTTTAACATATCCTAAACTATACATCAAGTTATCAAATTCACTTCTTGTGGTTCCGGTGGCGTAATGTTCAAAAGTATCTACCTCAGCCCAAACACATTTTGGTTTATAATTACCGATGTTCTGAAACACTTTTAATTCAGCACCTTCCACATCAATATGAATGAAATCGGGTACAAGATTTAGTTTCTCACAAAAAGTTTCCAACCTAATTGATCTAACATCATATGGTTGTGCATAAACCTTTCCCTGTTCATCTAAAGGATTCAAACCGAAAATGCTACCAGAATCTAAATGCTGATGACCATACTGTGTAAGTGATTGTCTAAACTGTATTATACCATCAATGTGACACACCGCCGTATGAAAGTAATGTATGCCAAAATCAATTGCTCTGTTTAGATTAACCGACAGTAATGCGTTGGAACATTCAAACGCATATACTTTTGCCTTTGGCATCATCATTTTTAGTTGAGCAGAGTCACGCATGTCCATACATCCAACATCAAAGAAAACGAAATCTTCATCAAAGTTTTCCTTAATCCAATTTAAGTTTAAGCTACTCATTATTTTCTCCTTGATTATTCTTGTTCGTCTTCGTCAATAAATTGTTCTAGACCTTCTGACTTTTTCTTTTTCTTGTTTTTTTTATTTTCTTCAAAGTTATGTATGAACTCTGATATGTTATCATACAATTCAAACTGTTTCATGTTACCATTTTCATCTTCATACATTTCACCTTCGTCTAACAATCCAAACTGCTGTGTTGCTTTATACTTCACATACAGTTGCTTCTTCTCACGCATAATTCTACGCAGAAAGGCATAGTAAATTATCTGTGTGAAGTAAGCAAACGGATTCTTTGACTTAGCAGGATCAAAGTTACGAAAATACATCAGACAATTTTCTACACCATCTGATATCATTTCGTCACGATATGTGTATGAAATAAAGTTTGGCTTACGTGATAGGTGTTCCGCAATTTTTAAGAAACACTCACCAATATAATCAGGTATCTTTGGTTCTACCGTGTTATTTTTTTGTGCGTTTTCACAGTCTGTTCTATACTTTATGAGAGCAGCCAAAAAGTCTGCATTATTAACGTAATGATTTGATGTTGTCATTATACATTACCGTAAATATTATTTTTCAAGTATGCATATCCCTTGATGAGTTCTTCTACACCATCGTCTATTGTAAAGTATGGTACCCAACCTGTTGCTTCTAGTTTTTCGTTAGACACAATATAGTTGCGTTGATCTGGGTCTTTCTTGATATCTCCTTCTACAACTGTAAAAGTAGGAATATGTTTCTTAATAATGTCACAGAGTTCTAGTTTAGATACGTTTGCTGATGACAAACCTACATTGTAAATATTACCTTTCATCTCTTCAAACTGATAGATAGAATGTAGAAATGCTTCGCATACGTCACGCACATGAATATAGTTACGCTTGAAATGTCCTTCAAAGATAATTACATAACCATCATTGACTGCACGATAAACTAAATCATTGACTAACAAATCAGTTCTCATTCGTGGTGACATACCAAATACGGTAGCAAGTCTATAACTGATTGAGTTCTCACGTTGCATCAGCCGTTCTTCTACCGCAACTTTATCAATCGCATACTTAGAGATTGGTCGCAGTGGTGATTCTTCAGTGCAGAAATTGTTTTCATCACCTGTGCCATATGCAGAATTGGTCGTAGGCATGATGATGCGTTGTTCACTTGATACACTATTCAACATCCAAAACATTGCGTCTTTGTTTGTTGTGTCTGCACCAACAACATCTTTATTACACAGTGGCGCACCAACGAGTGCAGCAAGAGGTATAATTACATCCGCTTTCTTCAACAAAGGTGCCACATGATGTGGATTACGAATGTCACCATTTACAATTGAAAATCTTTTGTTTTCACAAAGATGATTTAATCCGGTTTGCTTATACATGAAGTTGTCAATGACAGTCACTTCATGATTCATCTGCAACAAATATTCAGTCAAAATGCAGCCAATGTAGCCAGCACCACCAGTTATCAATACATTCATATTACACCCTATTCAATACGTTTGTTATTTCTTCAATTGCAATCTTGCTTAATGTTGGATAGTTACCAATGTAGAACGAATAAAAGTGCATGTGATCGGTGTTTGTATATTTCTTGTAGTGATCTTCTGGCACAATATTCTTCAAATATGGTTGACGCAGTTGATTACCACCACCAGCAGAGCCACGACGAAACTCAATTTGTTCATCACGCATTTTACCCATCAGTCTTTCTACAAACTCTTTGTTTGCATACTCTGGCTGCAACACAATGTTAAAGGCATAGTTACTGCAACCAATCAATCTAAAGTCAACCTTATATTTCTTCTGATCTAGTTTAGACAAAAAGTAAAATAGATTCTCATTTCGTAGTCTAACATTTTCATCTAAATGTTTCAACTGATTTTGCCCAAGTATACCGCCAATTTCATTGTTACGCATGTTGTATGCTGCATAGGCAAAGATAAAGTCTGAGTTCAACTCTGGATATTCTGCCTTATATTTTTCAGACATTGTTTCGGATGCACACTCACGAACCATACCGTGTGAACGAAGCATACGAACTGTATGATAAACTTCAGGATCATCTGTGCATACCATGCCACCCTCAATTGTAGACATATGATGTGCAAAGTAGAAAGAGAAATTAGACATCCAACCATAACTACCAAGTAACTTTCCATTGTGTGTTGCACCATGTGATTCACACACATCTTCAATCAGAGGTATGTTACGATGACGGAGAACTTCTAATACTCTGTCAGATAGGCAATCAAAACCTTGTGCGTAAGTAATAAACACCGCACGTGTTTTATCTGTAATCGCATTTAGTATGCCATACTCACTCATACCGAGTGTGTCAAGATCAATGTCAACAAATACAGGTGTGAAACCGCATTGAAGAATGGATGCAATGTCAGATACCCACGTGAATGGTGGCACAATGACTTCACCACCTTCTGGATGTTTGATCTTCAACATTGTCATTGACAATAGATTTGCTGATGCACCCGAATTAACAAACACAGAATACTTTACACCAAGCCATTTGCTCCATGCTTCTTCAAAAGCACGACACTCTGGTCCATTTGTAAGTTTAGGATTATCTTTTTTAAGGTGTTCTATTACCAAATCTAAGTCTTCTCTAGTAATATTATCCGACATCAAAGGATATTTCATTATGACTCCAATATAATTTGGCTGCCTTCATAATCAAACTTAAAAGGCACCCACACATTAATTTCAGGTATTGCTTGTTTAATTTTTTCGTGTGCATCAGGTGGTGCAAGAAACATAAAGAAGCCACCGCCGCCCGCACCCATCAATTTGCCGCCATATGCACCAGCATTGATTGCTTTGTTGTATATTGTATCTATGTAATCGTTTGTAACAGTATCCGTAAGTTGGCGTTTGCGGCTCCATTGATACTTCAACAATTCACCTATGTCTTTTATTTTACCATGACTTTCAAAAATATGCAATGCTGTATCGGTAATCGTTACAATTTCTTCAAGTAATTTTTTGGACTTGCCTTCTTTAATGGCATCAATCTGTTGTTTGGCATGAATACTTGAGAATCTATCAATGCCAGAAAAACCTAACATGATGTGTTCTTCTAAATCAAGAGTGTAATCATCTTTGATTCTTAAATCACGAACATTGATATTTTCACCAGACAATTCAATGACACGAATGCCGCCATATGCGGCCATGATTTGATCTTGAACTCCAACAGATTCACCAATACAATTTTGTTCTATGTCAATGGCATCGGTTGCAAGTCCATATGGTGTGTATACTTTACCCAGACTTGTTGTTATGGCATGAATCAGTCCAACAGTAAATGAAGAAGATGATCCAATACCAGAACGAGCAGGTAAATCGCCATCGTGACTAATAGAAATTCCATTAGGTATATCATAGTATTTCAAACACTCCCTTACAGAAGGATGGTCTATTTGCGAAATATCTGATACGCTTTCAATCTTAGAGTAGATAACTCTATTTACATAATCAAAATAAGGCGGCAACTTCTTTAAACTTATATAGCAGTAATGCGCCATTGCAGCCGATATTACTTTTGACGGCCTAGTTTTATACCATGCTGGATAATCTGTGCCACCACCAAACAAAGAAAGACGATAAGGTGTTTTAGATATAATCATTTTTCGTTATAGTAGTCACCATATTCAACAAGCAGAGTGGCTTTACCATCTGTTCTGAGATATGCATTACAATATGCATTGTAGATATCTCTTGGTTCGTCAAGCCTAACTATGTCAATATTTGGACACATCATTCTGTATGCATCCGTATAATCACCAACGTGTTGGTGTTGCGGATGAAGTGGTCTCTCGGAGCCAATGCTTGTACGAATAATCATTCTTGGTCTGTAGTCAGACATCATCGTGATTTTATCTATGTGATTTACTAATTGATTTGTTGCACATATCAAAAAATTCCATCGCGGAAAAATACTCACTGGTATGTAACCAGAAAGAGCAAGACCTAATGTCATACCCATCTGTGTATCTTCAAACACAGGCATCTCAATCAACTTTTCTTTAGGAACATCTTTCAATGTGTTTGACATTGCTGTACCAGCATATTCAACTGCTTGACCTATAAAGACAACACGTGGGTCTTTTGCAAGCATGTCCATTGATGCTTTTAATTCGTCAAAGTATTTCAAAACTGTACCCTCACTCCCGCACCAGCATGTGGATATTTTGTTTCATATTGATAGTAGTAAATGTATTCATTTTCAACATTTGTATATGTTGATTCTTCTACGCCCCATGTTTTTACAGTATCAGTGCAAACAGATTTACCATTGTCTTCTACGATAAACTTGATGGGTAGTTCATGTTGCATGGAGTATTTGAAATTTTCCATAAAGATGCCCGACTCTGCTGTCATATCACCGACAAAGCAATAAACCTTTGTGTCAATCTTTTTTCTCTTCATTGCCATTGCAGTGCCAACAGCAATAGGAATATTACCACCAACGATTGCTGTTGAATAGATGTTGTATTGTGGATAGCAAAGTGAAATAGATTTGCCTTCTAGAATATCTTTTTCAAGCACATCTGGTGGCACACCTTTAAGTAGGCATTGATAGTGTGAACGCCATGAACAAAACACCCAATCTATTGAACGAATGTTTTTGAATATTTTGATCATCTCATATTCATTACCATAATATAGATGCACAGGCGCACGAATACGACCATTGTTGAAGTGATCTGCTATCTTATCTTCAAATGCTCTAAGTTCTTCTTTAGTCACCTAGTATTTTCCTTTTCAATCTAATCTTGGACATTTGCTCAATGTTCTGTCTTGATTGTAAACCAAATTTGGTTTCAACAAGATTCAAGAATGGTTCATGTGAAAAGTATTTGTGCCATGCTTCATCACGAAACTTCAATACTTCTGCACCAGATAAATTTTTTGTTCGTAGTGGTTTACAATCGTAAGATAAAAACGCAAACTCATCAAAAGTTTGTGGTAATTCCCAACCATTGTTTACTGCTTCCATATACAATGGACTGCCAGGCAATGCCATTGCTGCGTAGAAGTTTGCATGTTCACAATTCAACTCTAATGCAAGGTCAAGTGTCTCTTGCATTGTTTCCATTGTATCTTCTGGAAAACCAAACATATAGTTACCAAGCACATTGATGTCAGCATCTTTAATATCTTGCACAACTTCACGAATGTCAACTTGTTTGAAACGACCTTTGTCAATTTCTAAACGAACTTGTGGATTACCTGCTTCAATGCCTAGTGCAAGCCAATTAACACCCGCTTTCTTAAACAAATCTAGCTGATCTTTACGAACAGAATCTACACGTGCATATGCCCAAAAATTGAACTTGATACCACGATCAACAAGACCCTGTAGGATTGGCACATAATATTTTTTGTTGAGAAAGAACATCTCATCGGTCAAACGAACTGTGCGAACACCTCTCTCCCAAAGATACTCAAACTCTTTGAGCATCAACTCTGGTGACCAAAAACGCATACCACGTGAGTCTGCTGATACAACATTTTGTTTATACGATGTTCGGTTCACAATGTTAATCATGCAGAAGTTACAACCAAAGGAACAACCTAACGATGTGGAGATTGCAGCAAATGGTGTGCGACCTTCATCAAGAAAATTTGAATGCCAATAATGTGCGCGATACTTATTAAAATTTATTAAATCCCATGCATAACCAGGCATCACACGGTCCATGTCTTCTGTTTTTACAAGTTCTCCTGGTGCACCTGTTGCCGCAAAGCCGTGTTTTTTATAAACAAGACCGCGAACTTTATCTAAATTATCTTTGTAGTTTGTTTGAAGTAGGTCTAACAGACCATACACACCTTCATTGATAAACACAAAGTCAACATAAGGTAAACCAATCACATCATACGGCAATGCAGACGCATGTGAGCCAATAAAAACAATCTTGATTGATGGTCGTATAAGTTTAAGTTGAGTTGCTAGTCTTGATGCACCAATCATCATTGTGGTGCCTGAGTTTGGATTTTGTCCGTAAAGAACAAATACTGCTATGTCTGTGTTGGTACCAGAAACACGATGTGCGGCATGTTCAAGATCGGGTGATGGATCCGCATCAAAATCTAAAATGCAAGGATCATATCCCTCTTTACGAACGGCTTGTGCAAGCAGCAACGCCCACGTAGGTGGTTCAATTGCAGAATATTTTTCTGATAAGTCTTGATATGCTTGTTTTGCACTACTTGGTATAACGAATGTCACCACTTTTGACATAACAAAAATTCCTATTAGTGTAGTTTCTTATTTCTCACTTCTTTTATTTGTTCAACAATTTCTTCCATCACATCCTCTTCAATTTCTTTTTCTTCGTTTTCTTCTAATAGGTCTTCAATCAATTTATCAGAATCTACCATCTCTTCTAGTGTTCTCTCAACCAGTTTGTCGTAATAACGAATCATAGATTCTTTTGGTTCAACGACAGTCACAATGTCTGAATAATAAATCAATGCAGAATTTTCTTTAATCAATTCAACGGGAAGCCATGGCATCATCATCATCATGGTTTGACCTGTGGGTAAACGACGAAAAACAATTCGCATGGGATCATTGATTTGTATTTGATCTGAGTTCTCATCCTCAAACATAGAAGCCATGATATCTTCACCAGACTGCATTCTTATAAGTTTTACGTTATGCATTCTTGACCTCTATATTGTAGAATTTGTATTTAAATTTTTCCTCATCATAAATGGTAACACGATCTTGCAGGTGTTGCAACGTATAATTAACATGTTTACCAATTCTAAAATCGTCTGCTATGTCGTAGAGAACCGCTTCAGTTTTGTTGTCACCTATACGAAGCCCTCTACCGATTGACTGTAAGTTTCGCACTCTTGATTTAGATGGTGATGCAAAAATAACATTGTGAAGATTACGTATATTAATGCCGGTAGAAAAGGTGCCGTATGAAGCAACAATGATGGCATTGTTTTCTTTCTCAGTAATAGCACGAACTTTTTCACGAACATCTACGTCTGTGCCACCGTAAACAAAAAACACATGTCGATTGGTAGCCTTCTCTTCAATCATTTTGTGTAGATTCTTGCCGTGTTTCTCTACAAGATTGAAAAGTATAAGTGAGTTACCCTCTAGTGACAATGTAAGGTTGCGAATGAATTCGTTTCTTGCTCTACTACTTACTATGTAGTCTATCTCAGATTGATAATCCCACCCACGTGACAGTTTACAAATCTCTTCAGAGTATTTTAATACCAAACATTTGATACGAAAGTCTGCTAGTTGTTTGTTCTCAATCAGTTTTGCAGTAGTTGTTGATTGATACAAGGGACCAAACAAACCTTCTAGTACAAGTCGGTGAGTTTGTGTACCATCAATAGTACCTGTGCAACCAATACGGTATGATGCATTCTTCAAACCAGTCATGATAGTGGTCAAAGACTTTGCTTTAAACTGGTGTGCTTCATCACCTAATACAAAATCAAACTGTTCAAAGTATTCAGGAGGATTCTTGTAGATAGATTGCCATGTAGTAATTGTCAGAAACTTATCTGTGTGTTTCTCTTTACCTGAATACTGTCGGTGACAATATGTGTCTGCATCATAGCCATAAGATTTAAAATCGGAATACATTTGTTCAACAAGTGAAGTTGTCGGTACAATCAGTAAACCTTTTTTGTAATCTTTGTATTGTAGATATCTCAGTATCAGATATTGTATCAGAGACTTACCTGAACCAGTTGGTGATAACAACAACATTCTTTTTCTTCTTACGGCAGTAATGAATGACTTGTATTGATATTCCCTTATGCCTTCTGTTATAATGGTTTTGTCCAGATTAAGTTGCTCTAGAAACTCATTAGCCTCCAATGCTGAAAAACTCTCTGCATTACTTACAGTAGCATCAACCTCAAATTTGTAGTTTCTCTCTTCACAAAACTTCTCAATGTAAGGAACAAGACCATGATAGATAGTATATGTTCGTAGGTCAGCAAGTCTTATCTTACCATCCCAAAGACGATTCTTATACGCAGGCATAAACTGATAACCTGGCACATAGAAAGTAAAGTAGTCTGCAAGTTCTTGTGCAACACTTTTTTCACACTCAAACTTGATAAACGCTTCATCTTGTTTATGTAATATTAAATCAGACACCTTGTATGAATTTTTCCCAATCAATAAAGGAACGAAGTTCCCATGTTCTGTTGTTCAACTCTTTGATTATGGCTTGACAGACCTCAACGATTTCTTCATGCAATAACTTCTTTGCAAGATACTTGTTGATGTCTTCATCCGCTTCTAGATATGTATTGATCTCGGATTTGAGTGTAAAAGGAAATGGTTCCCATCCACGTTTGGATAATTCATCTTCATCAAGTCTACCTGTATAATATTCCCATTTGAGTTTACGCCACTTGTTGTAGTTGAATTCTGCTTCTTTAGCCAATAACCGATGTGACGAAAGAATGTTCAAATACTTTGAGTGTAGTTTAGGAATATCAATCAGTGCTTTACCTGGTTCAGTGCGGTCTATATTAGAATCCGCAGCCCACATTTGTAATACTTCGTCAAGTTTGCTCATATTATACCTCCTATTAGGAGTATATCACATTTAAAATAATTTGTCTACGTTATAATAGGTAAATCTGAATGTAGCGTCTGCTGTAATGATGGTATCTGGTGTGTCGGTAGATGACACAACGAAACCAGAAAGAGAAATGGGAAATAAATCTTTGAAGTTGAAACGGTAATAAGGTTTGTTTGATGCAGAAAGAATCGTTACTGCACCATCACAATACTGTGGTAAATTTGATGCTGCTGCGGTGGTAAACTTGTTTAAATTTGCCAAGTTTTGATATTCTTCATACTCGGTAGGGAATGTCATAGCACGAAGCCAATCATGTATTTCTAACCATGACAACATCTCAGCATCAACAATAAAAGTAACATTCAATACATCATAGATTGCTTTTTCACCAGGTGCATACAATTCAACGAATGGGTTTTGCACAGGAATTTCTGATGTTGAAAGACCAGGCAAAGAAATCGTTTGACAAAAGTATTGCAGATTTGGTGTACGAGCCAAGTTCAGCGTAAACTTGTTAGGCTGTAACGAATTTGGATTTGTAGGGTTGCGTGTAAGAACTGTCATATGTTTATTTATAAGATAAAAAAAGAGGCATCCGAAGATGCCTCTTTAAATCCCACTCTGCGGTGGTTATTTAATTACATCAAGTTTGCAATACGGAAACCACGGTAGTAGTTGTTGCTCTGTGTTGTCAGAGCGCCAAGACCTTGGTCTGTACCTTCTGCGAATGGATTTGCTACCAGACCGTAACGAGTCTTGAAGCCAATCTTTGGCTGGAATGTACCAGTATCAACTGCACGAACCATTTGCAGCGGTACGTATGGGCAGTAGAACATACCAGCATCGTATGCGTTTGTGCCTTTGTAACCAACTACAGCAAACTCGGATGTTGAACCAACTGGGAAGTATGGATCAATGTAGACTTTGATACGACCGAAGATTGTACCAGCAAATGTGTTACCAGTATCGTCAACTGTCAGTGATACTTGACCTGCCAACGCTGAGTTGTAGTCAAGAATACCAGCCATCGCCAGAGCAGAAGCTACGTCTGAAGAGCAGATAACGATGTTACCTTTACCACGACGAGTTGTCTTAGCAATTTGGTTTGCTTCACGTTCAATCTGGAATGCCAGACCTTTGATCTTTTCAACCATCCAACGACCGTTTGAGTCTGTGTCAAGGTTGAATGCACCTCTAGTTGTTGTACCTGCTTGGCAACCTGGCTTAGCAATCTTGTAGATTGTACGAATAACTTCACGGTTGATTTCAGCAAGAATTTCTGCGGACAGAATGTTAGCTAATTCTGTTTCTGCATCAAGACCATGAACTGCTTTCAAGTCTTGTGCAAGTTCCATTGAATATTCTGCTTTCAGCGCACGTGTACGTGCTGTAACAGTAACTTTCTCAATTGAGAATGCCATTTCTTGGAATGTGTTACCAGCAGCGCCGTCACCCAATGCTTCAGCAGAACCTGTTGTCATTGCGCCTGTAGGAGCAGCGTTACCAACGAACAGATAGTCTGTTGTGTTACCAGCAACTGTCATTGAAGAAGCAACGATTGCGCCGTTTGCACCTGAGAATGCTGTGTTAGCTTCGTTGTAGAATGCTTCGCCGCCGCCTTGTGAACCGTACTTAGTACGCATTGCAAAGATCAGACCTGTAGGTCCTGTCATTGGCTGAACGCCGCAAACATCATATGCAATCAGGTTAGGAAGTGAACGACGAACCAGGCTGATCAGAATTGGATCAAAACCAGCAACTGGACCAGCAGCAGCAGCACCGCCACCAAAACCACCTGTACCAGCAAAGTTAGTTGGTGAACCTGCTTCATTCAGAATATGACCTTCTTTGATCATTTCCTGTGCTTGGTTTTCAAGAATTACCGCTGTAACTGCTTTGCGGTATGGGTCAGAAATTTTAGGCATATCTGGATGATCCAGAACGCCTTCCCATTTAGTTTGTAGATTTTCAGACAAATACATTATTGTATCTCCTTTTGTTATTATTTAAATTTTGATTTTTGAAATCGCTTGTACAACCGAAGCGACATATGGATCAGCGGATGTTTTCTTTTCGCTACCATCGTCTTCTACTTCTTCATGAAGTTGTGCAACATTGGCTTTCTTTACGCCAGATGGGAAGTAATTCTCACGAATTGTCTCAAGTTTTTCTACGAATTCTTCCTCTGTGGAAAATTCTACACTCTCTGCAAGTGCTTTGATTTTTTCTACTTGAGTTGCTGTGAGTCCTTCACACACTTCATTTACTAGTTGTACTTTAATTGCTTCAGTAAGTTGTTTTTTATACTGAATATTTGCTTCAATTTCTTCGTTCAGTTTAACTTCCAGTTCTTCAACTTTAGAAGCAAGTTCATCTACCAGTTCTACTTTGTCTTCTGGAACGTTAATGTAATTTTCAGCAAACAGATTACGCAGACCAGCAATAAAGTCTTCTGTGATTTCAGAACGCAGACCGCTTTCAATTGCGATTTCGTTATCATCCATCCACTGCTCAACTACGTAGTTGAGGTAGTCATCTACTTTTTCTGTCAACTCTTCTTTGATTGCGTCAATTGCTTCAACTAACTGACCAGCATATTCTGCTTCAATCTGTTCCTGAATCTGTGCAACACGGTCAAAGACACGTGCTTCAAAAATTGTTGCTGCTTTGATTTTAAAATCTTCAGAGATTGTTTGGTCATCAGCAAACAATGCTTGCATATCATCGTGCATCTGCGCTCTCAATTCTTCAATCAATGATTCATCTTCATGTTGTACATCATTATATTGTACACTATGAATTCTATCCAATCTTGTTTCACCGCCCGATTTTTTAGCAATTGCTTTTTGTGATATACTGGCTTTATGTTCACCACTTTTTGTATATTGCTTGTCGGCACCAGGACGACCACCTTTATCATGTGCTTCAGCATTATCCAATCTTGTTCTATAAACTTTGCTTGCCAATTTCATAGAAACTTCATCAAGTTGTTCTTCATCATCATATTCTTCTTCTTCAGGCATCATTGCTGTGCCTGTACCATACTTCATGTTCTTGTCGCCAAGTTGAACATCGCTTGATGCTGATGATGGCTTCATGTTCAGAGATGATTGATTAGAACCTGATGAATCTTTGCCTTTGTTTGCCAACTTAGCAGAGTTATCATTGTTCTTGTAATTTTGTGGTGTAGGACCGCCCAAGTCTTCAGGTGTTCCAGAATTACCTGGAGTAACAGAAGGTAACTTAGGCATTGGCATACCACCAGCGGATGACTTGCTTGATGCAAGAATTTCTGCTGCGGCTTCCATGAGTTTATTTGTTGCCATTGAATATCTCCTTATGATTTCTTATTTATAAATTTTAAAGTTTTCGTAGAAAGGTTTCAAAAAGTTGTAAACCAACATTTTCAATTTCTCTGCGTGATGCTTTACGGATTTGGTGTTTAGCATAGTCAATATCAGATTCAACAAACTTTCCTTCTACAAACATCCATTCTTTGTTCTCCATAATGCCCTGAACGAAAGCGCCAGGAGCAGAAGGATCAGCAACGATATCGGCAGCAGTTGCAAGTCGCAGATCATCTTGTACTAGATTGTAACCTTCTTTTGTCATTACAACGGAACCCAAAGCACGTGATGATACACCAAGACCGACACCAGACTCAATCAAATTCTTTGCGATCAAACCATATGGTGTTTCCATGATGAGTGCTTTGCCAACAAATGTATTGCCATTTTCTACCAAACTTGTAATCTTGTGTGACACACGTTCCAAATTGAGTGACGGTGTGTCTGGATGTCCCAGTTCACCAAGCGCACGATTTGTGTCAATGTATTCTTGTTGATAACGTTTAACTTCATTACGAAGTGTATCCATTTTGTACATACGATTGTTGCGATTGACTGCATCGCCAACCAAAAATATGCCTTCAATGTAAAGATTTTTTTTACCGTCTTCTGTTTTTTCGGTAAGATATCTTACATTTTCAATGTGTTCTTTAATGAGTTTCATTATAGTGGTACTCCTGTATATGGGTCAACATTGTATGTCGCATACTTGGCAAGATGTAAAACTATGGTTCCACCAGTATTAATTTCAATTACAATGCTTTCAGTGTTATTGTTTGAAACAGAATACCCATACGCATCAAAATCCATGTCACCGCCGTTTTGAAGTGCTAACAGAGGTATACCATTTCGAGTGATACGGATATTGCCGTTTGTTGACCACAAAACATGTTTAATGTCAGCAGCAGTAACAGTTTCAGTGGTTGCATTTGCTCTTAAATTGTTAAGAGTGATCGTGTATGTTCCAGGATCAACTGCTCGAACAACTGAAGAACCTCTTAATGAATTGGTAATTTCAAATGGCATTTTATCTTAGTCCCATAGATTTACGACGGCGCATTGACATTTTTCTTTTTAACAATGTGCGTCTTAGTTTACTTTTTCTTGTTGTTTTCCAAGAACGTTTTAATAAACGTGCTTTACGTAATCTTACTGTTGCTGGTATACGCTTGACTGTATTACCAGAAATACGATAACCTTTAAGCCCAGACTTTCTTACATTACGCTGAACTATAATTTTACCTTTTTTATTGCGACGAATACGGCGGCGTACTTTTGTGATGCGACCCATTTTTACGATATTTGGATTGCGTTTTTTAGCCGCTTCTTCCAATACTTCTTCGTCAACTTCAATTTCTTCAAACATTGCATCAACGACATATGGCTTTGCTTCTTCCATTCTCACAGAAGCAATGTCGTTTAGACGCTCAAAGATTAACTCTTTGGCTTCGTCTAATTTATTCTGTAGAATTAAGTCTACAAAATTCATACAATTTTCCAAATGTTGTTACAGATTCAGTTAGTTGTTGCCAAAACAAATTTTTGCTGTCTTCTTCTAACTGACTGTATGTGTTTATAATTTGTTGTTTTGCTTCTTCATTAAGTGAAATAATATTACCGTCATTTAGTAACAATTCTTCTGACTCAACAAGTTCACGAATATATTCTTCTGCTTGAATTGGATTATCAATAGAGGCACCATATGGCACACTAAAAACTCTTTTAAGTTTATCACTCCAATACATTGCAATTCGTGTACCGTCAGGATATAATCTGACGGCTTTACGTTTGATTACTAATACAGCAGGTGGATCTGGCACCAATGGATATGCAGAACCTACGCTGTCTGATCTTGCTTCTTCTAATTGTTCACGAACTGCTTGTCTTGCTCTACCAAAAATTTGTTTGTTATTTGAAACCAAATCTACCATACGATTGAAAAGGTTACGCATGATTTCACGGTCAGCATTGTTGAACTGTGGTCGTTCTTCACCCATCTTGTCTAAGATTTTATGAATGCGAGCCAACTGTGCTTTGTTTGCCAACCCCGCACGAACAAGTGCATCAAACTTAGAGTAGTCTTGCTTCTCTTCTTCAACGATAGATTTGAATTCAAGTAAAGATTTCATTACTGTTCTACGGCTTCTTCATCGTCGGTAATTTCTTCGTGACTTTGTTCTTGTCCGCCAAAAAGAGTAGTAGCCATTTCTTGCTTACGGCCTTGCAACGCATCAAACGCTTTTGCGGATAAAACATTTTCTATACCTTCTTTTGCTGCTATGCTATCACCAGCAGCAATGTTGTTAATGATATCTTGAATTTCCATAATAACCTTTCTTATTTGCGTCTATTATTTATACTGACAACTGACTTGTTTACCTCGTCATCTAAACCAGGTGTCAACGATTCTTCCGTTTCTTCAGTATTTTCAACTGTATTGTCTTCTGGTTCTGCTTGTGGTGCAGCACCACCTGGTGGACCACCTAATACTGGACCTTGCATGTCATCAGGCAACGTATCTTTTTCTTCTTGAATCTGTGCTTGCATCTTTTCAATTTCTTCATCAGTCATCATTAGAATTTTGTTCTGAACATAATGATTAGAGAAATAACGACCAACAAATGGATCAACCATACCTACCATTTGCAATCTGTTTTGTAGTAACTCTGCTTCACGCAGTTCGGTAAAGTTATTGTCTTTACGGAAGTCATAGTAGATGTTTTCTTTAAATTCATCCCATTCCTCACGTGTACAAATTCCTTTTAATACTAACTGAACTTTGAGTGCTTCATCAAATACTTGTGAAAATTTATTACGTAAACGAATAACAAACTTTGCAAACTTTAATTCGTCGCGTGTAACTTCTTGACTACGACCAAGACCTGCTAAACCACCTTCTTGTGATTCAAGTCTTGAATATGGTACATTAAGAGACTGTAAAAGTTTCTTTTGAAAATACTTAACGTCTTCTAACTCACCTAAATTCTGACCAGCAGGCAATGTGGTAATTTCTGTACCTTTACCACCTTCTCTACGTGGTAACCAGAAGTCTTCAAGCATTGACATGTGTTTGCGCTCATCACGAATCTCACCTGTGTTTGCATCATAAACCAGTTTATTACGGTACTTGACCATAATGTCACGCAAATATTGTTCTGCTTTACCACGTGGTAAGTTACCAACGTCAATGTAAAAAATACGGCGTTCTGGTGCGCGTGAGATACGATAGATTACAATCGCATCTTCAATCATACGCAACTGATTCAGTGGTTTGATTGCTTTATGTAGATATGAAATAACAAAAGTATTCTTTGCATCCATCAGACCCGAATTAATATTGATAATTGAGTCTGGTGCAATACGAATACCTTGCCCCACATTTGATGTAAATGTTTGCGTGGTTGTACCACGATCATTGAAAACATAGTATTCAGCAACCGATACAACAATCATTGCACCTGTTTTAGGATCACGATCTTTCTTAATCTCACGTACTTTACGAATCTTACGTGGATCAATGTATCTAAGTTCTTGAATACCTTCTTTAGGATTCTTGTCATTGACAACGATATGATAAAACATACGCCCATCAATGTACCAACGCTTGAATAAATCATCAGCCAAATTACTGAAATTTAACATTTTTATTACATTGTTAAATTCTTCCGCAATTTTTTTCTTGATTGAGTCTGGTTGTTTCAGATTATCTAGAACAATGTCAACAACCTTACCTTGATCATCGTGTGTGATAGCTTCATTGACGATTTCATCAATAGCCATTTGACACTCAGGGTGATTGGACATCTCACGATAGCGTGTGATGAGTTCAATTTCATTACGAACTGAACCCTCTAAATCAACATAGGTACCGTAATACGCATTTTGCGTAACGGTAACTGCACCATCGTCAACGGTTGCAGAAGGCAAAGCAAAGGATGCCTGTTCGGGTTTTTCAGCCTTGACGACATCCTTTGAGCCTATAGTAAAGCCAAAAAGTTTAATTGCCATTAAAAATCATCCTATATTAAAAAGTAGGGCAAATGCCCTACTCTTAGACCACACCGTCTGCAACTGCTTCCCACCACTGATAGGTCAGCGTTACAGAAAACTCTTCAATTGTATCATTTGAACCCCAATCAACATCAATTGGTGTGATGTCGGATGGGAACATACCAACAAATTTATATTTCTTGATTGAATTGCCTGATTTACCAAACTGTGTAACTTCACCATCAACTGTGTAGCCTAGTGGTGTAGTTGCAATTGGATTACGAACGTTCAGATTATGGCTGTTAATGCCATTCATCCAACGCTCAAATGCATTGCGTACAACAAAGTCTTCATCGTTGATAATTGTTACTGTCCAGTCAGCAAAAGTACGATTGCCCACAAACTTGAGTTCACGACCGAAGTATTGAACAGGCACAACACCCAGAGTTGAGCCTGGAAGTTGTGCTGTCTTACACATGAATGTCATTTTTGTTTGTGCATTTCCTGGTGCTGAGAATCCAGGAAACGGCATCGACACCTCAAATAGATTTGGGCGGGCACCGTCACCTTGTAATTGTGAACGGAACTGATTTACATTGAATGCCATTTATTTTTCTCCTGTTTCTCTTTTATTTAAGCTGCCCCTACCACTTCATTGAAACTTACACCGGTTCTTACCGCAACAAAGTTAAGTTGAATGAAGTTGATGGAACGAGCAGGTTTAATGTAAATATCACCAACAAATTCATTACGGTCAATAACTTCTCCTGTGTTGTTTGTTTCGTCGCAGACTACACGGAAATCTGTAATACCACGGCGACCTTGAACATCACGCAGGTAAGGCTCAACTAAAGCAACAAACTGTGCGCGTGTGAACTGATCATTAAATTCAAACAGAGAGAAACGCGCTGCACGTGCAATTGCTTTTTCAAGTACAATAAACAAACGACGAACATTGATGCGATCAAATGCGCTTGGTTTGCTCAACATTGTCTTATCACCGAAAAGAACTGTACCTTCGCCAGGGAAAGAAACAACTGGATTAACACCAACTGAATACAGAGAATCGCGTTCTGACTTTAATGGATTCCAAGAAAGTTTAACAACGTTTTTAATTTGTCCACGATTTAGACCACCTGGAGAGAACCAAGGATCACGTTCATTGTCTGTACGAACACAGAGACCAGCAATATCTGCGTTCAATGGAATCCAACGATACACATCATTATACTTATCGTACTGATATTTGTATCCAGAATCCAATACAGCGTATGAAGATGATGTTAAACCATTTCTAAATGAGGTGATTGCAGTAACTTCACTACCAGCATTGTCAACAACAGATGTTTTAGTTGGTGATACAAATGCAACGCAATCTTTACGTGTCAATGCGATATTATCAATGACATAACCTGCAATCGTTGAATCACCTTTACCTGTTACACACAAAGAAATATCAACTGATTCTGCATTCTTAAACAAGTCCCAACCAGTTGTGATCTGCGATGTGCTAACTGTACCATCAGCACCACCAGACAGAGAGTATGTGATGTTTGCGGTTGTATTTGAGAAGTTAGATGCATTTGCTGTTGAACCCCATACAGTTCCAACAGCAGTGTTTTGTACTGGGTGAGATAACCACCAAACATACCTTGACTTTGATTGAATTACATTTTTATAGTAATTTGAATTACCTGAATCATCTCTTGCATCAGACGCTTTTGAAATAAAAGGGAATTTTTCAAGAACTTCACCTCTAGTTCCTGTAAATAAACCGTCTTCGTCAACAACGACAACGTGCATTTCATCAAACGCACCGCCTTTAGATGTTACATAACTTGAATTTGATGGAGCAGAAGTGAACTGTGATGCATAAGCCCATCCCGTGTATGATGCTGCGTCAGCAACAGAAACTCTGAGTGAATTGCCTAATGCACCTGGCCAACGTGCAGCAAATCCGTTCCAAGAGTTTGCAGAATAACCAGTATGATTTTCTTCATAGTCATCTGCATTTCTGATTAATAGTGCTGCACCGTTTGCGGTTGCATTTACTGTGGATGTACTGTTAAATGCACGAACAACTTTGAGATTGTTGCCATATGCTAAAAAATTCGCGGCAGAGAACCAATATTCATAATTATTATTGTCTGGTTTACCGAATGCGTCCGCTAAACGAACTTCATCGGACATATTTGTAACTTCACCACATGGTCCCCAAGCAAAAGGTCCTACAAAAGCGCCAGTAGAAGTGGCAACTGAAGGAATAACTGTAGTCAGGTCAATCTCTGATACATTCACTCCAGGTGATAATTGAAATGCCATTGGATTTCTCCTTTTATTGTTGGGTCAATATTCTTTTTATTGTCTATTTAGTTTTTTATAAACTTGATGATAAATATCCCGCAGGAGGCTCCCACATGTCTCCGTCTTCAACCTCCAACTCTCTACGCAGCCCATCCTCAATAAAACCAAAAGGCAACATACTTTCTTCTCCAATTAAATTTTGTTCCTCTAGCATGATCTTTCGTATGTCAATTCTGGTTTCATCTTTGAAGAATGTCTGCGCTGTTAACCATGCATAAAGCACCAACCCCATGACAATATCATCATTGTTACCTTCTTCTGCGGCATAAGTGTCTTTTGTCCTGACAAAAGTATTCAGTTCCGCAATCGTGTCAAAATCGTTGATGATTAACTTGTCATTTTCAATCAGTGTCTTGAGGTTGGCACAACCAATCTTTTTGACAGATTTAGTTGTTTTAACACCGAAAGCAACTGAACGTTTGAAGCCAGCGGAGATGCTTTGACCTTTGATGTGATGGTGCTCCAACTTGTAGATATTCTCATATTCTAAATCATAGTGTAGAATGTCTACAACCTGCTGTCCTACATTGTTAGTTTCAATCAATACATAGGCTTGATTGTAACGGTTTGCTAGTGCATAGATGACTGTGGGTAAGAATAACAAAGGTAGTTTGTTATTACGATATCTTGCAACTTGTTTATACGGTGCTTCTGTCGCATCAAGAACGTTGATAGTGTGATAGTCCATACCAACACCTTCGGAACAATCTACCGTAGCAATGTATATTCTACCTGGTCTTGGGTCTTCATATACAAATAGATGACCATCATCTTCAACACGGAAAGGATCATAAAACGCAAGTGAACGTAGTTTAGAACCAGAGATAAGTGTCGCAGAAGAGCCAATAAACTCTGTTTCAAACTCTTGACGAAACTGTTCTTCAGAAGTGTTCCGTATTGTTTCTTCTTTCCACTTTTCATCACGTCCCGGCACCATTGACCAGTGGATTTCTAGTGTCTTATAAAGTGAACGACTTTCAATTGCATCTGTCCACATTTTGTAAAACAAATTCAATCCATTCGGTGTAGAGACAATAATTACCTTTGATGTTTTACCAGATGAGATAACAGGGTAAGTAGAAGTAAAGAAATCCACTGCCATGTTATGAGGCACGAACGCAAATTCATCAAGAAAAATTAAATTGTATGAACCACCTCGGACACCGGCTGCTGATGTTGCGTATGCATAAATCTTTGAACCGTTTTCTAATTCAATTGAACGTTTGTTCCAGTTGATGATACCTTGTTGAAGCCACATAGGTAAATACTCATATGCTTTTTGTATCTTAGCCAGAATGTCTTGTGCAAGTTGAAGTTTGTTTGCAAGAATACCAATCACAAACTCTTCATTAAACAATGCAGACCAAAGCATATACCCGACAGTCGTGGTTGTTTTACCAACCTGTCGTGGCATTTTAGCAATGACAAAACGATTGCTGTGAAATTGTGTGACCATATCTTCTTGAAATGGCCACATATCAAAAGGAACAAGACCTTTATCTACGTTGACGATCTTAACGTAGGTACGTATAAAATACACCGGATCTTCGGTGCATTTTACAATTTCTTTGAGTTGTTCTTCGGTATAGGATATTTCAACGCCAACTCTTTTGAGTCGCGCATTACCAAGGTATCCGTCATCCATATTTTATCGTGTAAAACTCTTCAACATCCAACCATGTTTTTGGTGTGCATCAAGAATATCTTGTAAAAAGTTTCCTACTGCTGGTTCATCAGCAGCATCAGCAAGTGCAATTCCTGCGCGGAGTTCCATAATATACTTATCATTGTCTTGAGCAAGTTCAGACATCATAATAAGGGCTGATGGTATTGCTACAATCTCATTAATTTTTGAAAGTTCTAGCATTCTTGCAAGAGTGGTAGGAGCATATGAACCTAATGCACGAATGTGTTCTGCAATTGCATCAGTCTGATCATACACCGCTTCATAGAACGTACCTAAAAATCCATGATACTCAGCAAAGTTAGGTCCTTCCACATTCCAATGAAAAGTGTGTGCTTTGAAATACAAACCAAAGTTTGTTCCCAAAATAACTTTCATCTGTTCTATTAATTGTTCCATAATTTTATTTATTTCCTTTAATCATTTTAAGTAATTCGTTAGTGGAGCCAACAAAGACTGCTTTATCTATGTTGACTCCTTTTGTGGTCTCAGACTGAGGTGCAAGCTCTTTTTTACGTTTCTGAAGTTCCAACAAATCTTTATTCATCTCAGCCAGATTTTTCATCATTGTGGCTAAGACTTCATATGCACGTGGTGATTCTGATTGATTTGCTACGGATGCCAGTTCAGTTATTGCTCTGTTGCCGTTTGTAATCAACTCACGCATATTATCACGCGCAAATTCTGCATCAGCGTCAATCTGATTCGTGTTGTTATTTACAACAACAGGTAATGTTTCAACGATCTTTTCTTCAATAGGCTCTACGTCAAAAATTTCTGACAAGTTTTTATTCAGTTTTTTCATAATGTATCAGGCCATTCTGTAATTGTTTCTGTGTATCCGTAGTTAGAATTTGGCAATGCGTTTACAGGATCAGGTTCAGTAACCACTTCAATTGCTTTGACAGGATTCACATCTAATGTATTCACTGTATATTTTGCATTTGAATAATCTCCAGTCAATACATATCTTTCTCCAATAAGTTTGTTGCCATTAGTAATTACTAATGTACCAATAGAACTATTGCTAAAGTATTCTACAGTACCAATAAATCCGTTTGCGGTATCACGCAATGTTTCACCTGTTGTGAATACATTGTTACCATTTGCATAGTCAACGTACACTTTCTGTACACTTGTAGAAGACAAATCAATATTAATATTGGTGTTTGCAGCATTGATGATTTTACCAGTCTTGACGGGTGGCCAAATGAAACTCTTTGCAGTGAATGTCAAATCCCAAAGAATTAATCTCGTTGTGCCGTCAGACATGCCACCTTCATACTCCACTGTAGATGCGACAGAGTTGAGTATGATAGGCACTGTATATTTTAAACCCATTGAAGGTATAAAATCCACAACCACACTAAAATCTGGTGTGAAGAAAGGTAAAATCTGTTCAAGTATCTGTGTGCCATCTTCGGTGTTTCGCACATAGATTGATAGACTAAACTCAAAATTATATGGCACTGGTAAATATTGAGTGTTTACACCAGTGTTTGTTGGAGAAGCAAAATTCTGCAACGTAGAAATCTGTTTACGATTTGCATCATATTCAAGACTGTCAAGATTAAATGACATTCTTGGTATTACAGAGTTGACTGACTTAACAAGATTGGGATCAGAAGTAATCTGTGTAAGATATCTTTCTTTTGGTCCATATGACAACGGCACTTTAAGTTTTTCTTTAGGTGTGCCAGATTGTGTGTAACGAACGATCTCAAGATCATTAAACATTGTACCAAAAACAACGACCATCTTACGTATGGTGCGGTGATAAAATTGTGCGTTACCTAACATCAAGGTTCTCCAAACGGATTGACTTCGGTAAAGTCAATGATATTATCACTGGCTGCTTCAATTCGTGCATTGTCAATGATGTCCTCAAATGCAGTGTTTTGAGTTACTTTATCAGACACAAGCACTATTTCCCAATTTGCACCTGATGTATTGCCTTTTATTACAGAAGAAGAAACAAAATCTCCTTGTGTTCGGTAAATATCAACGTGAGTGTTTGGCACAAAATCATAAACAATCGCTTGTGATGTAGCAGTTGCAAGTGAAGACCCTTGATACACAATTTCATCATTGACAAACTTACCTGTACCACCGCCGGCTAATGAAATACGAATTTTTGGATAGTAGTTACGAATATTGCCATCTATCTCAGCAACTCCAGTATCAATAATCTCGTTTGAAAAATAAAATTGTTTCATTTTTAATGCATACACGTACACATTACCACCACGCCCACGACCTAATGTGTAAAACATTGCTTGATCATTTTCTGATTCCACTTGTGTGATTTCAAAAAAACTTGTGGTCATTGGTATGTAAATCAAATCACCTTCATTTGGTCTTACCAAACCATTGACTGTGTATCTAAATCTAAGTCGTGAAACTAGCATGGTTACTTCATCACGAATTTCTAAACCAAACTTTGAAATGAAGTCTTGATCACCATCAAAACCATTTACATTTTCAAGATACATTTCAATAGGATGTGCGGTACGATACTGCTTTAAAACATCTTCACCAAATAGATAGTCTACTTCATCACGTGTTGTACGCGGTAAATAATAAACATCTAAACCGTATATCTTGAGTGCTTCAATAACTAAATCTTCAACCAATAGTTGTTCAGGAATAACAGAGTTACCGTTACCCAAACGTGAAGGAAAATTATTAAAATAAAAATTTGTCGCCATTATCCAGTAAATATCTCTGAAGGTAGTGAACCCATCATGTAAATCGCATCTTCCATTTCTTTGATTTCTTCAGTCGCTTCGTCATAAATCTTTTGACCATTAAGTGTAACACCACCTGGCATTTGAATACCCTCAAACTTTTTGAGATTGTTACCCCATTGTTGTTTGATTTTTGCTGTTGCTAATTGTTTGAAGAAGCGATCATTCCATATATCCGTTACACCCTCAATTGAGATTGTAGAATTAGTATGAGTAAGTGTTGGTGGTCCAACCAACGTTAAACTTGTAGGAGATTCAATGTTACCCACTTGTTTT